GCGAAGTCGAACGCCTTTTGTAGGGATTGCTCCAGGTCGAGGCTGACGGCGGCCAACATCGAGTTGGTGTCGACGCGATCCAGGCGGCGGGCGTCGGCAGACTCGGCTACAAATTTCTGCTGGCTCAGCGTGCTAATGCCAAGCGTGGCCATCTGCTGCTGTAGTTCGCGGATTTCGTTGCTCTGCGCTTCAAATGCGCTAGCCGCAGGCTCCACGTAATAGACCTTGTTGCCCGGCGCGGTGGCCATGGCGTAGTTGACGCTCACAGCCATGTCCTTCGTCTGGTCGTCCCAGCCCTCTAAGACCAGCATTGGCTGGGAGGCGATATGGAGGCTGTGGATCAGGTCGGCTTGGCGTTGGAAGTGCGCCAGGTTGAGGTAGGCAATGTCGATCAGCGGTGGGCGGCTGACGAGGTTGTCGACCTTATGGCTATAAGTGGTGACGAATGGAATTTGGCTCAGGCTGTAGGTGCCGGATTCGATTAGTTCGTAGTCGGTGCTGTTGTTTAGGGGTTCGCGGAAGCCGGGTCCCAGCGGTTTTTGTTCTTGGCGTTGGCGGTAGACCTCGTATCGGCCTGGATAAATGACGCGGATTTGGTCATAGACCTTTTCGCCGAATTGACCTTCAGGTACTACGGCCTGTTCGTGGATGCGGATCTGGGTGAGGGTGCCGTAGGCGGCTTCGCGGTCAAGGCGCCAGCCGTAGACGTCTTGCGGGTCCACCTCAACCCAGTAGGGGCGGCGGCCCATGGCACGCTCTTCGGCCAAGCTGCGGATCTCGGTTGGTGCCGGGAAATCCACCAGCATGTTGCAGTGGCCGTAGGTAAGGCTGCAAATCAGTAGGCGACGTGCAAATTCGTCGAGATCAGAGCCTTGGCCATCAACATCACGCGCAAACATTTCGCGCCAGTACGGATCACCTTCTAAAGCAATGGGTTTTCGCAGAATTAAACCCGCTGCAGCCCGAATCAACCGCTGTGTATAGGGCGAGAACACGGCCCGGTTGACGCGGCTCAGGTAGGCCGTGTAGTCCTCGCGGGGTTCCAGCGGGAGAAAGGCTTCGCTGTTTTCGCGCAGATATTCCGTGCCTCGGCTAACTGCTTTCATGATCTCCCAGCCCTTCATCATGCTCAGCACGCTTGCAGTGCGTGTGAACGGGCTGTCGGCGCCACCCGCGTAGGTGGTGGAGACGATGTTGGTGGGATAACGGCCGGGGACTGCGTAGGTCATTTAGTCACCATTTGGTGCGGTCTGCCCAGTAAGCGGCCGACATTTTTCCTTTCTTGATGTTAGCTGCGTGCCTAGCTTTGAACGCTTCGCGGCGTTTGCGCTCGGCCTCACTCTCTCCAGCAGATTTGGGGGAGCCGGAGACCCCCTGTTGGCCAAAGCGGATTAGTTTTACTTGATCGCCCTCTTTTGCGAGGACTACATGTGATTTAGTGGGGTGTTTTGGGGTGCGTTTTGGTTTGTTGTAGCCTTCAAATTTTTCGCCGCGATACTCAATCATCGTCGTCCTCCTCGTCGTCGGGATCGGTGATTGGCACCAGCACTTCGATGCCTTGGGTCAACATAGTCACAAAGCCGCCAATAATTTCGGGGTTTTGTGGTGTCTTAAATACAAATGTCGCATGCGTGAGACCGTCTTCAGCATCAATTTCGATGTGAACACAGCCTCCGTTTACAGTTTGGATTGCCATTAGCCGTGATAAGCAACACCAATGTGAGGGACAATGCTTGGTGTGCCAGAGCTGATGGATGCAACGCGCATACGAATCTTATTACAGGGTTTTCCAGTATAAAAATAGACGTATTGGCCGTTGGAATTAATAGTTTTGCTGGTGTCGAGTTCGTACCAAGTAGCGCCGCCGTTGAAGTTGGTCTCGAAGGCGAGGGTGAAGTTGGCGCCGCCGGTTACTGTTGCGGCGAAAGTAAACTCGCTGCTGTCGGCGTGGACTTCTAGGGCGTCGTTGACGGCTGTAAGGGGAGTTGACTCGTGGTACTCCACGAGATTGGTGCCGTGGGAAATTGTTAGGGCCATGGTTATTTACGCGGTTTTTTGGCAGTCTTGGCTGCTTTCTTGAAGTCTGCCGCAGTTGGAGCGCCTTTGCTGCCCGGTTTGCGCATCTTTTCGCCCGAGCCTGCCTCGATGCGCTTGCGTTTTGCGTTGATGTTGTCGTACAAGCCCTTTTTCTTGGCGGCCATTACTTTTTGCCTCCTTTTTTGGCAGGTTTTTTGCGTGCCATGCCCGCTTCAGACATAGCAATAGCGATTGCTTGCTTGCGGCTGGTTACTTTTTTGCCCGAACTGGACTTAAGTGTGCCAGCAGAGTATTCGGACATGACCTTTTCGACCTTTTTCTGGGCCTTTGTTGGTTTTTTGGCCATGTCGTAAGGGCTTTGTACCAGTGTAAGACGGGTTAGTAGAGGCGGTAGTTGGTTTGGCCGAGGGTGCCGATCTTGGCGAGGTTGAACTGCTGCAAACACAAGTAGCCAAAGGCGTCGAAAGCATGGTCCACGCCTAGGTTTTTGTTCGGCAGGCCCGTCCCAGGGGCGTAGGTAAGAGTGCGTAAGGATTTGATGAGTTCCTTGCAGCGGGGGTGGATGTAGGTGCGGCGTGTTCCAGTTGCATCGAGGAGGGCGGTGTTGACGGCGGTGATCTTGTCGCGGATTTTCCAGGGGGCTTTGGGGCTGGAGACGCTGAAGCCGCTGCGGCGCAAGATGTTGTGGTCGGTTAGGCCAACACCGCTGGTTTTGCGGGCGCCACCAGTGGGGTCCGGGCAGGCAATAATGCGGCGATCTACGCCGAAACGGCGGGTGACTTCCTCCGCAAAATCCCAGGTGGTTGCTCCACCCGTCATCATGATTTCGTCGAAGACATACAGCGTGTCGTCTTTTTTGACCGCGCAAATGCCGGACATTGGATCCACGTTGAAGTCCACCCCAAGCAGCAACGGGAGGACGGAAATGTCGGCGGCTTCGGTGCTGATATTGGGGTCGCCAAACGAAACAGCGACCAAGCCGCTTAAATTCTCGAAGCTCGCTTCAAATTCTTGGCGAAATGTGCGGGCGTCGAGTTGACCTCTCGCGGCTTCAATCTCCTCCGGCGGGACGTTATCACCTTGGATTGTGGTGAATTGCCAGCGAGCCCAGTTTTCGTCGCCGCTATCGGCGTATTGCCACAGTTCGTAGAACCAGCTAGCCGTGCCGTCCGGGGTGGAGATGAATAAGGCCCAGCCTTGTTTGTCGGCGAGGGCGGGGCGGATTACCTCGAACCAGACCTCGCTGGACATAAAGGCGGCTTCGTCGAGGACAACTCCAGCGAGGCTTCTGCCTCGCAGTGCCATTGCATTTTCGGTGCCCTTTAACTCGATTGTTGAGCCGTTTACAAGCTCGATCTTGAGGTCGGTTTCGTTTTTTGACTTGATCCAGGCCTTGGGGACCAGCTTTTTCATCACCTTCCAGGCAATATCCTTTGCCATTCGGTAGGTGGGGGCGGCGTAAAAGAAGGTTTCGCCGGGGCGTTCAATCGCTCCACGCAGTAATTCGATGCAGGACAGGTAGCTTTTGCCGAATCGGCGGCCTGCAACCAACACCCGGAAGCGTTTTCGGCTGGAAAATACCTCGCCCTGGGCGTATCTGAGGGTGAGTGCTCCAGCAGGTTCGGGCATTTTTATCTGGGGGGTACCTTCTAGTGTATTGCAGGAATCGCAACCCCTCCCCCTGTGTAACAGAGGAAGGAATTGAGGTTATATCAGTAGGTTCCTAGGGTCTTGACCCGCACGCAGCGATCCGCAACCCGCCCCCGGGCTGGTACGCCTGTTCTGTAGTGTGGTTGTACTAAGCCGCCAGCAGTCGGCGGACGGTGCTGCGGCTGCAGCCGAGGCGGTCGGCGATCGCCTGCTGGGTCAGACCGGACCGGCGCCAGCGGCGAGCACGCTGCTGGCGGGACTCGCTGGCCCAGAGCAGGACTAGCAGCGGGAGCAGGAGCAGCGCCAGCAGCAGGGCGGCGGCAGTGGTGAGGGAGGCCATGGGTGTGCCTGTACTACTCTCGTATTGTAGTACAGCAGACCCGGCGAGCGGGTCATACTGTAACACACTGTAACATCAGCAAAGCTTATCGGCCGAGCACCACCAGGCGGCACTCGGTGGCGGAGCGGCCAGCGGCCTGGCAGCGGGTCAGCTGGCGACTGTTATCGAAGCCCATCAGCACCAAGGCTATGGCGGTGAGCGCCAGTGCCGAGCTGTAGGCAACGTCAGTCAGTGAGATGCGGTTGATCATGGGAGGGTTTCCCTTGGGGACTCCCGTATTGTAGCACAGCAGCCGCCGGCGTCAAGCCTGGCGCCGATCCTCGACGGTGATGTTCAGCGTGGGTGCAGCGGCTGCCTGCTGTTCTGGCGCAGCCTCTCCAATCACTGCGCCCATGTCCTTGAGCAGCATCGCCACAGTCTGCAGCTGGCCTTTCCTGAGAGCTTTCTGAACCGTAGCTAGGCGTAATGCCTGTATTTGGTTTAGTAAATTCTCACGAGTCTCGATTTGCTCCGTTTTAAGAATCTGCATCGCAGCTGAATAATCCCT